TCAAAATGACGGACGAGTTACTGGAGAGATTGAACGAGCAGGAGAGGACACTCCTCTGGCTGTCAGAGAGATTGCAGAGCCTGGACCAACGGATGTCGCAACTGGAGCGCCCCACCTTGATGTACCACCGCCCATCATCTGAGGAGTATGAGACGATCGCTCAGACATTAGATTATTTGCATAATAATGTTGAAGGGTTAAAGAGAGACATAGTAAAAATCGCAACACAAGTATAACGATGCCCAATGTAGTTGGACCAGATTGCATAGATACGCCCAGTACAGATGGGTTATGTACATTCCCCGCCAAGGAACTGGGAGGGGCATCTACAACGAGTCCTAACGTAAAGTTCGAGGGCGAGTACGTAGAACATTACCCAGTTGCCGAGAACATCCTTCTAGACGAAGTAGAGGGCACTCCACTGCCTACTAATGTGCTTGGTGTATGTCAACCAGGAATACGAAGACTTAACCCAGTAGTTAACCAGACTGTGTTAATCAATGGGAATCTTTTCGCAGTCACTGGTGATGAAGCAACGTTAGTCACGGGCGTAACCTCACCGAGGACCTTGACAGGTCCCTTCAGTTATCCTACAATAGTAATTGGTTCACGAATTGAAAATTAACTATGGCACGAACAAAGATTGGTTTGAGTGGCACTAAGTTTATCGAGGGCAAACCGAAGACTACTCGGCAAGGTTCGTCGAAGAATACGAAGTATGCCGCGACATCTCGGAATAAGGCGAAGAAGAAGTACAGGGGTCAAGGGCGCTAATCACCGAAAGCGCCGAGCAAAACTAAATATTTAAAGAGATAGCAACCTCTCTAAAAGTTCTGGAAACAGACTTTAGGGAGGTTTTTTCAATGGGACTATTTCCAGTAGACAAAGGTGAAGAATTTATTGAAGAAGGCATGACACTGATCACCGAAACTGACAGTGATCGCCTTCTAGATGCCGCTGCAAGGCGTCGTAAGTCAAAGATGAAGGAAGAACTATACCCACTCCCCGAAGACCGTCTAGAACGCCCTTGTGGAGGAGCGGGAGGTTTTGACGATTTTGTAGAGCGTTGGACGGAGTGAATAAATAGAAACAGCCTATTACTGTGTCTAAATGCCGACCTTTCAGACATTTAAAGATCTGAGTGTTACTTTTAAGAAACACCCTGTTACCGACGATTTGGTAACAGTGAAGGACAAGGCAGCTATTGTACAAGCGATTACCGTTCTTCTACTTACCAAAAAGGGAGAAAGACTATTTCAACCTGATATTGGATGTGGTGTTCAGAACTTGTTGTTCGAACCAATGGACTACGCTACTGCTGGTTTAATCAAGAGTGAGATTATTCAAACTCTAGAAAATTTTGAACCACGTATTGGAGTTGAAAATATTATTTGCACTCCAGATTTTGATAATAATGCATACGAAGTAGAACTATACTATCGAATCGTTGGAAGAGATGACGCAGTTGTTGGTGTAGACTTCTTGCTAGAGCGTACACGATAATGCCTTATACTCAGGTTGCCAATTTAGACTTTGAAGAAATCAAAGTCGCTCTGAAAGATTATCTTAGAGCATCATCGGATTTTACCGATTATGACTTTGAGGGTTCTGCTCTAGCGAACTTGATTGACGTATTGGCGTATAACACGTACTACACGGCGTTTAACACCAATATGGTAGTCAATGAACTATTCATTGATTCTGCCACGTTGAGGGACAACGTAGTAGCGATTGCGAAGCAATTAGGTTACACACCGAAGAGTGCTACTGCTCCAACTGCGTATGTGTCCTTTACTGTAAACTATGACAACCCAACAACTGATACCGAGTTAAATCTTAAGAAAGGTACAGGTTTTGTTGCTACTTATGACAATGATACTTATCGCTATGTTGTACAAGAAGATGTAAAAGCGCAAGTATCTAATCAGCAGGCAGTATTTACAAACGTAGCGGTTAAAGAAGGAAGTCTTCTGACTAATACGTTTACGATTGATACATCACTATCTTCCCAGAAATTCATTCTGGACAATAACAATATTGACACAACTACGGTTCTTGTTAAGGTTTATCCTGGCGGAGGTTCATTTAACGAACCATACCTACTAGCAAAGAACATTCTTGGTATTGATGGGTCGTCCAAAGTATTTTTCCTAGATGAGATTGAAGATAACAGATATGAAGTTCTGTTTGGTGATGGTGTACTAGGAAAAGCACTTGAGAACGGAACAAGAGCAGAAGTCTCTTACATGGTAACAAATGGTCCTGCATCCAATGGTGTAAGGTCATTTGTATTCTCTGGTGTCTTAGAGAACCAAAACGGCACTCCACCCACTGCATATAGCGTAACTGTTAACTCATCTATTGCATCTGCAGGTGGAGAAGAACTTGAGAACACTAACAAGATTAAGTTCAATGCACCTCGTTCTTATGGAGCACAAGACAGAGCAGTAACTGCATCTGACTATGAGACTATTGTGAGACAGATTTATCCTGCTGTAAGTGACATTATTGTCTATGGCGGAGAAGAAGCAGATCCTCCACAGTATGGAAAAGTATTCATTTCACTGAAACCAAAGGATGCATCTTACTTAACATCCTTAACAAAGAAAGAAATTATTGATGGTCTTAAGAAGTATGTGGTTGCATCAATCGAACCACAAATTATAGACCCATCTATTCTTTATGTTGAACTGAAAAGTTCTGTATTTTATGATAGAAACAGTACAGATCAAACTACAACCGACATTGAAAGAAAAGTGATTCGTTCTGTACAAGACTATCTTAATCAGTCTAGCACAGAAAAATTTAATGGCAAGTTTAGATATAGTAAAGCTACTGCTGTTATCGATGATGCCGATCGTTCAATTAACTCAAATTTAACAACTGTTACAATGAGGAAGGATTTCTATCCTCAATTAAATTCAACTTTTTATTATGAACTATGTTTTCAAAATGCGTTCGATACTGACTGCGACGATCCTGTTTTATCATCTACTGGTTTTAGGGTTACTGAACATCCTAATTATGATGTCTATATCGAAGATAGGTCGGGCAAAATCGTCCTATATAGGATAGATCCTGCAACTGGCAATAAAGTTGTCCTAGACAGCGATATTGGCGATATTAATTATGAGAAAGGCGAGTTAAAAATTTATGCATTGACAATTATTAAAGGTAGCTTCTTTGATAATAGGATCTCCGTGAGGGTAAAACCACTTTCAAATGATATTAAAGCATCTCGTGAAGTTTATCTTGATGTTGATGTTGCGAGTTCCAGTTTCACAGCATACAAAGAGTAAGTAGATGGCAGTCAAGACTAAGAGAATTTCTACCCTCATTGAGTCTCAACTACCTCAGTTCATTTCATCCGAGTACGAACTATTTTCAAAGTTTGTCCAGAGATATTATGAGCAGCAGGAGTTGCAGGGTCAAGCACTAGATGTTATTACTAACATCGAGGATTATGCTGACATTGATTTTTATGAAAAGAGTATCCTCAATCAGCAAGGAACACTTGCTACTAGCGTAGATAATCAGTCTACCACAATTACCTTATCCAATTCTTCTGGTTTTGTAGAGAAAAACGGATTTGTTCGTATTGATGACGAAATTGTTTTTTATGAAGAAAAAGTAGGTAATGATCTTGTAGGTTGCCGTAGAGGTGTGAGTGGAAACACATCTCTAGGTGATTTGTATACATCTAGCGATTTTAAAACTACAGAAGCAGCACCACATCAATCTGGTGCAGTAGTTTATAATATTACCAATCTATTCTTATATGCATTTGTAAGAAATTTTGAGAAACAGTATCTTGCGTCTTTCCCTGAAAAGTATTTAAAACCTGAGGTAGACAAAAGAACTCTTATTAAGAATATTAAAAAGTTCTATAGGTCTAAAGGTACAGACGCTTCAATTAAATTTGTCTTTAATTCATTAGTTGCTGGACCAGAAACTAAACCAGAAGTTTACAAACCAAAAGATTTTACATATAAAGCATCGAATGCTGATTGGATCAACATTTATGCATTAAAAGTAAAAATTCTATCTGGTGATCCTAAGGAACTAATTGGTCAAATCATCACACAAGATGACGAAAGTGGTTTTGCATCTGCAACTGTAGATAACGCTTTCGTTGATGGTGTGTATGATGGCGAGACAACATGGAACATTGTTCTTGC